AAATCCGCCCCCTGATTTCAACGTCTTGAAGTCGCTTAACCTTGCGTCGCTCTCCTGCAACATCCGCTCCGCCACCGCCGCCAATGCTTGCCAATGCGATGCTAATTGCTCGAAGTTGGGAATATACGCTGCTAAGCCAATCTTCAAAAAAAAACCATGGTCTGTGATGTGGCCGCGCAAAACCGCCACCTTCTCCTCATGGATTTGCTTGTCGAACTTAGCGGGGTCTTCGTCATCCCTAATTAGGCACACCGCCCCGATGTCGCATAGCACCCGCGTGTGGATAGGCAGTTCCTTATGGCGGAACTTAATCTCATCAATGAGGTAGCCTATCTCCTTTTTAGCCTGCACCTGCGTTGCCTCCCTTGGGCTTAACAGATCCGCGTAAGCCTTTTCCAACAATTCCACAAACACCCCTTGGTCTTCATCGCTTAACCGCGCTTGGTGTTCTTGAATGTGGGTTTGCAGTATTAAATAACGCTCGTTTGGTATGTCCTGCGCCACAGGGAACTTATAGTACGCGTGCTCACCCTCTTTGAATAACAACTCCAGCTTATCCTTGTAGTTAGGAAAGCTAAAGTTTGGCATAGCCGCCGCATACGCGCGGGGGAATGCCCTGTAAAGCAACCGGAAAATCATTTGGCCGACACTCCAACCATTAACGCCGCCAGCACCATAGCCGCGCAGCCGTGCAGCACAATCGCCACCATACCAAACGGCAGCACCAGCGTACCCGCATCTTGAAATATCGCGTGCATCTGCCACACGCAATGCACAAACCCAGCAAGGACACCCCACCAAAAAGCATTGCAGTACACGCATCCAATCAAGGGCTTGTAAACATGCTTCGGCAGGGCTTCCCGCAGGTACCTATCCAATGGTTCTAAAATCATTCCCTCCCAGCGCGCAATGTAAACGGCCATAGCCATTATCGCAGCAGCCAAGGAAAACAATCCAATGTTCAGTAAAGTCATGTTAAAGGTGTTAGTGTTTGGTTATTCGGCGAAGTGTTCGTCCTAACAAAGTTAAGCAAAAAACAATCATACGAATTACCATCCACTTGAATAGGCTGCGTGTCATACAGGCTATCCCCATCCAACGTCATCCATATTCGATACACGTTGGCAGGGTTTACGCGTTGCAGATCCGTTGGGTCTACCGCCACCACCAAGGTATTATCAACCACTACTTGCACGCTGCTTACATAACCCGTTGCAAGGTTTTCCAAGTAGACGCGGTATGTACCCGCGCCTGTGGCTAATCCTAAGGTTATTGTAGTACCCGCCGCGCAGCTTGGCATGGCCAAACATTCGGCGGGCGTACATGAGGCTAAGCAGCTACTCATTGGGCGGCGTGTTTGGCGTTTGGCTTGCCTCCAATGTGGCCACCGCTTGCACATACTCGCTTACGTCTTCGTAAGCCGTTCCGTTTTGGCCGTCGATAATGATTGGCCAACCGTTCGGAATTTCCGGACGGTTGGGTTCAGCCCATGTTATTTGTTTAGGCATAGCTTGGCAAATTGTAAGGTTTCGGATGACGTTGTTACGTTCATCTGGGTGGTAATGACGAAATAATAGGTCAGGTTAGGGTTAAAGGTTATAGGCGTAGTGCTAACCAATGATTGGGTGTTAAGGTTGCCTAAAACAGCACCCGCAGCATTTACATCCCTCGGAACAACCAAACCAACGCTGTTTCTGAAATACCTAAACATAAAAGGAAAGGACGTGTTGGAGTTAAACCCACTTCCATATTCCAGCACCTTAACCGGGCTTCCCGTCAAGTTGTTGGCCGTGTTTATGTAAATTCGGATTGTAGACGAATGCCCCGCAGCCCCCTTGCTTAAATTAAAGTGCAATTCATACATCGCGCCAACCAAGTTTTTTGCCCCCTGCACCAGCAGGTTGGTGGGGTAAATAGTTTCCGCGCTTGTATTGATAATCGTTACAGGGCTTCCTTGGGTGGCCAAGGTTTCAAAATCTTGTGCTATAACGGGCGTTGGTACAAATATCTTACCATCTGTACCTATTGTAGCATTGTTGCCGGGGTCGCTTGAAATAGGCGGAGCAATCACGCCAGCGGGAACAGGAAACAGCGTTGTTACAGGGTTAGCACCGCCAAACAAAAACTGATACACGGGGTTTGAACCGCCAGCGATGCGGTTGGCGAAGTATTTAATAACCAGCCTATCCGTCGCTAAAAAATCTCCGTTGTTTACGAGGCAGTTGGCCGTAAACTGCGTGTATGCGCTTGTGGAAATAGGCGGCGTTACATTGGAGGTCCCTATCAAGGTTTCCGTTCCGCCCGCATTCCTGTGGTAAACCTCAAAATAAAACTCGGCCGTTCCGCTTCCGCTTACGCGGCGTATTTCTCCCGTAGTCGTTATTGTTACAACACCCGGATTTCCCACAAACACGCCCGGCGCGCTGACCAATGCGCCCGCCGCTTGGCCAAAAGCCGTTATCGCACCCGTGCTTACATCAACCGCAGGGTTATCGTATGAAGGATCAACCGTGCTTATCACCAGCTTGGTATAGCCCACCACGTCCGAAGCCGCGGTAGTTGCATAAAATGCCGCGTTCGCAGGCGCAGGCGGTACATATATTTTTAAATCGCTTCCAAGGGTGGCCGTGTTCAGCGCGTCCGTAGAAATCGGCGAAATAATCCAGTTTAAAACTTGGTTAAGCGGGGTTAGTATCCCTGCGAAAAAATCGCCAAAGTTGCTTACATAAGTTTTCCACCCTGTGTTGGTTTGAAGGTTTGGGTTTCCCTGCCCCTCCCACGTTTGCCTAACAAGGTAGTCATTCGTACTATTTGCCGCGTTTACGTTTTCGGGCAGTTGATTTATTCGTTTTTGGCTCATATCGAAGGTAGTATGTAATCGCCACTTGGGCTAATTGTTAATGCTTCACCCAATGGGCTTGTGGTTAATATTCCTGCTGGCAAAATAACGCGGTTACGCGTCTTGCACGCGTACTGAACGAAACATTCCTCGCGCCCAATCAACACCACGTTTAGGTCTATGTAAACCGCCACGTGGTCTAACCGCTGCACGGGGATGTTTGCGTAGATTTCCAACACTTCGCGCGTGTTAGTGTTCACGGCGGTGGCCTCGGTAAACGCTCGGGAAATCCCCAACACTTGCCGAAGCTGTGGCATAGTAGCCCGTACTAATGCAGCCCGCATATTTTGCGCTAATATCTCTGGGCTTTGCGGCGCGTCATCATCGTAGACTTTTCGGCCACTCCACGCGTAAAAGCGCACGGGTATAGTTTGCCGGATGATGCGGTCGTTCTCGCGCGGGCTTTCAAGGTCTTCCGTGGTGGTTTCGCCGTTACGCATAAACCAAGCCACCCCGTTTTTAGGGTCTTGCTCGCTCACGCTGACGGCATTATCCCTGCCAATGTAGTAAACCGGAAACTCCCGCTCATCCTTGTTCACCAATTCGCATAAGCCATAGGCGTTGCTTATTAACCCCGTGGCCTCTACGCTTGGCAATAATTCGGAAATGACCTCTGCAATCATGGGTTAAAGGTACAAATTATTTAAAGGCGTTGTTCCATAGCCGCGAAATCCTATCGCGGTGGTTTACCTTTTCGTTGATGCTTAGCTTAAACGCGTTGGGGTATCGTTCCAATAATCCCTGCACCTTCCCCGATGGATTGTCCACCCCTGCCTTAATTGCGAATAGTGCTACCATACGCGTCGGCTCGGTCAATAATGTTGGCCTAACTGCACCTGCCAAAAACGCGCGGTTAAAGTTTCCAAAAAGGAACAGGTTAAATTTACCCCCACGCCCTGCACGCTGCTTAAATTGCCGATAGCCCCCCGCAAAATACGTGGACTTATGCGGTTTGCCATTCTTAAACTTCTTTTGGCCTGTCTTTCCTATGGCTGGCAGCTTCTTTGGTGATGCCTCCATGGTGTTTATATATGTTGGCCTTGTGCTATAATTGCCAATGGGTCGGCCTCGGTCATCCAATCCATCCGTAAATATCCGGTCGGCCTGCTCGGTTATGGTTTGGCTCACCTGACTAACAAACGCACGCCCATTCTGCAAGTCTTCGGCGTTCTTCTTTAGTTTGTTTATATACTGCTGAATAGTCATGGCCATACCCAAAGGTACAAAAAAAGCGGGGCTGTTACACCCCGCCAAAACGCATAAAACAAAACAAAAACCATGAACACCCAAAGGTAACTATTTTTTTAATGCTGCCCTGCGACTTATGATTAGTTCGTTTTCCAAGAACAGGGTGTACTCAATAAAACAAAAGTCGTCCTGAATGTCCAGCCGCGATATACTTGAAAATAGCCGCCTAATTTGAGCGTTGCTTATCTTGGTTTCGGTCGTGGCTTTGTGTTCCAGCCATGCGCAATACACCACCAGCTTGTCCAGCGCACCTATCCGCGTTTCCTTATGGAAGTCCTGCCGCAGCTTCTTACGCTCGGCGTAGTTTTCGCTTAGCAAAGTGTACCTATTCATTTTCGCGGTTTTGAATTTCGCGATTTAAATACCATGCAGCTTTGCGTAGGTCTTCCAGCGTTTCGCCCTTTTTTCCGGCACGGGAAAGGTACTTAACCACATTGCCAAGGTTAAAGCCTAAATCCCATGCTTCGATAACCTTAATCGCTTCGTATGGGTTTTCGCCGCCGCCGTAGTGGTTAGGGTGGTTTACTTGTTCCATGTTAAAGGTTTTCGATTTCGGTTTTAACCTCGCTCCAATAAAAAATGTCTTCCAACTGGCTTGGGTTTAATGCCTCCAGCACTTCGTTAGCCGCTTGTCTTGCACAAGACTTAGCAATGGAAATATCGGTGTCGGTGGTTAGCGTGTAAAACTTGGTGATTAATTGCTTTGCTTTTTCTTTCGGTGTCATGTTTTTGGTGTTGGGTTTGTATGAGGGTTGCGATAAATTTTTTAAAATCAATTCAAACACTTCATGGCTTTCATTTTCTGCCCAACTAATTATTTCTTCTTCCAAGTCCATGTTGTAATTGTGCTTCTCTAATGAATGGTGCATAAGTTCGTGAAATACACCTCCATAGGTTTCATAGTTATCTGCACACCTTTGAAGATTAATAAATACAAATCTTTCATCTCTAAACTTGTAGTCTTTGTCATCTTTAGGTACATAATTAGCCAATCCCCAAATGTAGGCATCATCCTTAGTATTTTGATAAATCATGCAGTCTTTGTTTTTCAACCCATGCATTTCTTCAACACCAAAGTGTGCAAAGATTTCACAAGGATTTTCACCTAATAAAAGCGTATAAGTATCTCTTTTTATTTCTATCATATAATTAAAACATGATATAACAGCACATACGCTCGATTTGTCAATATTTTGTGTCACTTTTGTGTCTGCGGCACGTTACTTCGGATTCCACATCCACATTATACCTGCGACCACGCCTGCAACTAAACAACACAAAGCCAACACAACCGCCTGCCAACCTAAGACCGCCGTGCGCTGCTCTATCGTGGCCTTGTTGCTGTGCTGCTCAACCCACCTAACCACATTATCCGTAGCCGTGCAGCGCATCTGCAACCGCCCGTATTCATCTACCCAATACTTTAGCTGCGCTCTTCCGCTGGTGTCCTGCTTTACCACAAAACGCTCGCGAAGTTCCTTAAAAACCAAGGTATCGCGCAGGTGCAGTGTATCGCGTGTATTTCATGGTTTGCGTTTTTAAAAAGTAGTCAGGACAGGACTCGAACCTGTAGACAAGGCATCTCACCTATATGGGCTGGCGTTGCTACCATGCGTTTACCAATTTCGCCACCTGACTATGTAAACTCCACCATTGCTGGCAAAGTCAATCCAACAGTACTAACATTGGAGGGGTACTCTGCGAAATTAAACCATTTCGTTGGTATCACCAAAATGGTTAACACCTTTTAACACGCTCACCGCTCAACCCACCCCGCATTGTTGGCCTGCAAGTCGTACCTAAGCGCGTCCAACGCATCCGCGCGCTGATGCACATTCGCCCGGCTGCTCTTGTCTATCTCTGCCCCGTTTTTCGCCTTCACAAACTCGCAATCCATTATCAACGTGGCACACTTCGAGCTTATCTTAATATCCGGAAACTTCGCAAATATCGCATTGCACAACCGCCTGCTTTCAACCAATGGCGGATTTGACGACGGCACGTTCATTTTATTGTACCCCACCCGTAAGTACTGCGCTACCTCAGTCCAATAATTCACGCCCGGCCGACTTATCACCGACTGCGCCCGCCCGCTGGCATCGCCTGTAACATAGTATAAATTCCGCTCCGCCGCTTGGGGTGTCCGCCTACGGATTTCCTCGCATAAGGCTTGGATATACGTTCTGCTGCCAACTTCTGTGTCCCTTAACACTACCTCGTCGAAATAATGCACCCATGCCTGTCTACCACCGCCGCCGCGCTGCGCTAAAACCGCGACAAATGGCGATACGTTGAAGTCAATGGACACGTAAACGGGTAGGTCCGGCACATACTCAACCTTACCCACGTGCCGCGTCCGGTCAAAAGCATAAAGCCAATTTCGCCCCGACATGGTTACACGCTTGGCCAATACCTCCCTGTCAAACCAAAGGTCATCATATCGCTCCCTTAGCCCCTCCACGTAACCTTCAGGCAGGTTCGCCGCATTGTCGTAGGTAGTGCTTATCACATGGGGTATCGGGTTTTCCCCATAAATAAGGTTGTCCATTCCGGGGTTATTCGCAGGCGGTGTCATTGTCCATAGCGTGTTTGGGGTCGCGCTGCCCGACATACGCCCAAGCACCACGTTTAGGCTCTCAACAGGTGCGTCCTGTACCTCATCCCCCCAGCACCAGCCTAACTCAATACCGCGGATCATTGTTTCAATACTAAACACAATGACCTGCGCACCATTGGCAAACGACCAAACGCCGTCGTGCCTATCGAACTTGGACTTGTAGCCGAAAAACCTTTCGGGGTCTTTTCCGGTAACGTAATACACGCCTCTATGCAGGCCATAATAATCCAGCACCTTTATGAACTCCGACAAGGTTGCTTGGTTCAACTGCTTGTTAGTATTCGAGAATATCCCGCCCTTTTCGTTTGGGCGCGACAGGATGTTACGCAAAGCCCAATGACTGCCCGTTATCGTCTTACCTCCCCTAATCCCCCCAACAAACGCAAAAAGCCTATACTTTAGGCTTTCGGTTAAGGTTTCATTCTGCTTAAGGTTTAGTATAAGGTCATTCAGCATTCGGCGCGTGTACTTTAAAAATGATTTCGCTTGGCATCTTGGCTCGGTCAGCGTTGGGGTTTAGCCCGTCTACCTCCAACATATCTACCAATGTCCTTGCAGCGGTTACGCGTGCCAATTCCGAACGGCCGCGCTCGGTTACAAATCTCAATGTGTTCTTAGCGCGTTCCCTGTCGGTTAGTAAATGGTCTTCCCATACGCCCGGCTCGGACTTCAATAAGGCAACCAATTCAGAAATAGAACAAGGGCCACCCTTTGCTGCCGTCCTCCCAGCGGCTGCAATCAGGTCGCCCTTGCATACTGCCGACCACACTATGGCATAAGCCTCACGCGCGGTCATATTCTTTAAAATGGTAATCCCCCGTCATCCACCACTTGGGCGGTTACTACCGCATCATGGATGTACTCGTTACGCTTGTCCACCACGGGTGCCTGTGCAGGCGCGGCGGCATCCTTCACGTAAGTATTTAGCTTCAATGTGTGAGTGCTGTACTTGCCCGGCTCTTTCATGGGGATAGCTTCAAGTTTTAAAACTTTGTGGGTAACACCCGCCTTGTCCGTCCATTCGCGGATTTGTGCTTCGCTTTGACCTTGTGCGGCCTCTCCCAAAATTGCCCTTAAATCGGTCAGGTCAAGCTCAATGCTTACCACCTGACCAATTTTCGTTTGTCTGATTGCGGCTTGCCCGCAGTACATTTTTGCCATGATTTCGTGTGTTTCGGTTTATATTAGTTGGAAACAAAGTTAAGGTTTTTTACTTTGCGTACCAAGGTTTCTTTAAAATTCCATTCCAGCATGAAGCCAGCGTGAGCCAGCACCCCCGTTTCCTGCGCGTGCCTCATGGCCGCGTCTATCTCTTCGCTGCTTACCTTGTACCAATGGTCAAACTCCATCGCCTCGATGTTTCTTAAACCCTTTTGGTAGGCTTCAACGCTTATTTCTTCATCCATGGGGATATGACTTTTTGAAAATCCTCTAACGAATATACGACATGGATTTGAGTTCCCCTCGCACCCCAAAAGCGATTTAAGTTTTTTTGACTTTGGGATAGCCTCCCGCCGGGTGCTTTCACCTCAATCGGCACAAAGTAATTAAAGCCGATATGCACGATTAAATCGGGTGCGCCGGGCATCAACCCTAACGCCGCCATTCTTCCGGCCTCCTGTGCGCTCCTTTTGCCCTCATTTGGGATGTGGATGAGGTCAGCTGCTCTCGCTGGGTAGGTAGTCTGCCACCACTTGACTATTTCCGCTTGGATGTGGTCTTCTTGCCTTTTCATAAACTATGCGTTATTTTCGGTTTTTGTTCGGCCACCAAATAAAACAAATTTTTCCATTCCACCAAATTGTAACAGATTGTAACAGATAAAAAAAATCTGTTACAGCCTACAACCCCCGTCTTTACTATATAATATAATACTCTGTAACAGGTAACAGAAAAAAGTATTAAAGGTTATATGAAAAGGGTTACAACTATATGTTGTAAGATATATACTCTAATAGACTTTTAATAATAAATGGTAAAATTTGGTACTTTCAATACCCCTATTTTTTATATAGTTTTTGAAATGTCGATATCTGTTACAGAAACGCGGGAAACGCCCGTGGGAGTAGGGCTGTAGCGTGTAACAGTGAAAAAATATCTGTTACAAAACCCTTGTAACGCATTGAGGCTGCGGGGCTTGGAGTGTAACAGTAAAAAAACACACTGTTACAAACTTTTATCGGAAAAAAGCGGGGTAAAATATGGCGGAAAATGGGCGTAAAAGGCTGTGGTGCAATGGTTTGCGATTGGCAATTTATCGGAAAAAACGCGGTGGTGTGTAAATTTAAAATTGACAAAAACAGGCTGTTGAAAAAAAATGAAAAAAAGTGCAAAAATCGTTTGAAACTTTCACCGAAAATACAGGGGTTGGATATGCACCCCCTAAAAGTTGTAACCATTACCCATAAAACGAGTAAGCAAAATAGGGCTATTATAAGCCGGGTTTATGGGTTGCTGGCAAAAGATAAATAAAACTTATATGTGGCGAGGCGTGCCAAAGGGTAAACTATATTATAGGCCACAAAAAAGCCCCATTGAAGGGGCTGGAAAGTGGGGGTGGGGTGGGTTACTTTTTACGGCTTCCCTTCCACTTGGCAATCGCTAAACCGCGATTATCGGTGGTGTTAATGATGACCACGTCATACCACTCCCGAAGCCATGCGCAAAACGCTGCTACGTCTGCGATATGGATAGCGTCATGGAAGATATAAGTGGTGTTGGGGTTTCCGCAGATGCGCTCGTAGCGTTGAAACTCATCCCGCTGCCGCTTAAACTCGTGGACGCTGTCAAAGAAGATAATATCTGCCTTGGGTAGCTTTGGCGCGAGTGCGATGCTATCGCCGACGTACACGGTTACATTGGGCGGCATTGGTGGCAATTCCGGAGCGATGTCCACGACATGGATGTCCAAGCCTGATGCAGCTAATTGAGTGGTTGTAGCCCCCCGAAAACATCCCACTTCGATAATGGTTTTGGCCTTGGTGTTGGCGGCGATAGCGAGGATAAGCTGTGCTATTTCGGGTTCGCTTGACCAAATCGCAGGGCGGTTGGTGGCGGGGTCTGCGGGGCGGTAGCCTTGCGGCGCAGCTGGATCGATTTTAACCCGCGTTGCGATGTCTGCGTCTTGTTCTATGGCTGGTTTTTTCTTGGCCATTATATTTGAATTATTGGTTACAAAGTGTAGAGGTGTTGTCCCTAAACCATTGCACGTTTATCCCGTGCTTTTGGAAAAGTTCCACCAACAGGGCGGTGTGCTTTCGCACGTACTCATGGTTCACCATGTCTGGGTACATTTCAGAGCCGCTTGGAGTGTTGTCCACTCCGATAAGGATTAGCTTGGTAGCCCCATGCGAAACGGCGTAGAACATGGCTAAATGCAGTATTGACCAAAAGTTCGGGTATAGTGCCTTGGTGTCGCGGTTTACAGCGGAAATAACGAAGTTTTCAATCCACTCCAATGGCATTTCTTTGCGCTCTATTGTTTGGCGGTATTGGCCATTTTTAATCCAATGTGGTGTGCGGTGGTTTGTTCCTTCGAAGGAAGGGTAGCAGGCAATGGTGCGTTCGGGAAAAAACCCGGTCAGCTTGAACATATCGATAACTACGTCATGGCCCGACATGGCGAAATCGGTGTGAAATGCGAGGGCAGCTTGGTTTAGGCCGATTGTAGTGCCGTCTACAAGGTGCAGGTGTTGGTATGCGGAAGGGTGTTTCCCGATAATGGTTGTGGTCATGCTAAAATTATAGGCATTAATAAAAACTCTGCGTTTTTGGATTTGATAATAAGCGGGCGGTTTGGTTCGCCGTGGGCTATGGTTATGCTTGGGGTTTCGATGGTGCGCAGGATGTCGGCCAAAAAGCGGCCATTCACGCCGATTTGTTTTGGTCCGGAAGGTAGGGTAAAGCCCTCGCTTGCCTCTTTGTTTAAGTCTATGTCAAACGCGGTTAGGCATTGTTTCTCGAAGTCAAAAATAATGAGGTTGGTAGCGTTGTTGGCGTATGGCAGTAGCCTGCGAATAGCAGTCGAAAGTTCGGCGGCGTCCGCTTGGAACTCGGCATGGTGGGAAGGGAAAACGGCTTGGTATTTCGGGTAGTTACCGGAAATCAACCGCGCGTAAATAGTAGCGTTAAATGCTTCTATTTTGATGTGGTTGTCTGCTTGGGTAACGGCAAAGTTTGACCGGATAAAGTCTTGGGTTAAGCGAATGGGCTTAACGGGTATAATGATGCCTGACAAGGGGTGGTCTTGGCTAATTTTGGCGAGGCGGGTGGCGTCTGTGGCTGCGATTTCGTTTTCGCCGAAGTATATCCCGGACATGACAGGGCGTAGGTCGTCTTTACCCACCATGTTTGAGCAGTATTGCTTGGCCGATGCGAAAACATCCGAGGAAACCTGCATAGGTGTGCCGGAAATGGAAGGTGCAGCCGGAAATTCGTCTGCAGGATAGCAAGGCATTTTGTATTTGCCTTTGCCGGTTTTTAGCAGGATGTACCCTTCATGCTGGGTGATGGTTGGGTTTTCGATTTGTTTTAAAGCTGCGATTAGCGCGGATGCGTTTACTTGGCAGTTGAGCTCGCTGGGTAGCGGCGCGACAATGTGCGTTTGTAAATCTGTTGCCTCGACTTGGTTATTACGGAAGCAAAGGTTTTGCGTTGCAGGGATTGTTGTTGGGCTGGTGGCCTTTGCTACGTTTGATAGTAGGCTGGTAATGTCGTTTGTGGTGTTCATGGTGTAGTGGCGTTTAATTCGGTAAAGTTAAAAAATCTTCGTTTGTTAAAGTGTTATAAGGTGTTAAACCCGGCAATGTTACTTCGCGGCCAATTAGTCCAAGGTCGGCGGAGTTTACTAATGATACCTTCCACATACGCTTCACCATTGTTCCGGTGCGCTTTAGTGATTGCTCAAAGCCCAAAGAGGTAAGCACGCGCCCAATTTGCTGTGGGTTTACTTGGTCAACTCGGTACTTCATTTTCATAAGTGCAAGGATTTCCGATGAAGATAAATACTCCACTTTTTGCCCGATTTGAGGGAGGTCTACAATTAAAGACACAAGGTCTTGCGCAGCGGATGTAACCGCGTATGCGGCGGAAACCATGTTTAAAAACTTCATTTCTTCGCGCGTAAGGTGGTGGGGTTTGCGTAGCTCCTCGGTATCGGCTTTGGTGTATTCGGTAACAAGCTGCGACCAAAGGGCTTCGCGGTCAATTTTCTCCATTCCTTTTTGGTCAATTTCGGTAATGGTCATGGGTACAAAACGGCGGTTGCCGGTGGGGTCGTCTATGATTTGGGTTTCGTTGGACGTGCCAATCCAAGAGGCGATGCGTTGGAGTTTCTCGGTGGTGGCTGCGTATGGTAGGCGTATGGTAACATAATCCAAGGAAAGCACCTGCTTGAGCGTCTTAAAGTCGCGCGTGGTTTTTCCGGAAAATTCGTCATCCAACAGGATAAGAAATTCGTTCATTTTCATTTGGTCGTCTTTGCCCATGCCGATGATGCCCGAGCCAAAAAGATAGCGCATGGACTTCGGTAGAAGTTCGCGTACAAATACGGTCTTACCGATGCCCCCAGCCCCGCAAAGGATGGGCATAAGTTCGTTATGGTGGCCCTGCATTGAGCCCACCACGCCCAAGAGCCACTTACGCATAAACACCTGCTTATAGACGCCATGCTGGCACGTTGGGCCGTATGCCTTGTCTTCTTCCACTTTAATGCAATCAATAAGCTGTGCCACCACGTCTGGTCCTTCGTAGCCTTGTTTTTCTGCGATAAAGTCTGCGAATGGGTGAAAGGTTGGAGTGTTTTCGGAATTGATATACGCCTTGATGTCTTGGATTTTGACCTTGGGTTCGATTTGCTTGAGGCGCACAAACATAGAGTTGATTTCCTGTTCACCTATAAACTTATGGTGGAGGGGGTCTGCCTTGCAGTAGATGCGTTGGGTTACGCCGTTTCGGTAGAGGTCGAAGTTGGAAATAATAAACTGGCCAATTAAGTCCATAGCGTTACCGCTTACCTTGGAAGTCTTGGCCGCTTCGAGTGCTATCTTGGCATTATCTTCTGAAATGTTTACCCCAACGGCGGCGAGCGAGCCTACGAGGTCTTGTGTGGTGTTGGTGGTTTTGGAAACGCGCTGCGCTTGTGCGTCAATCATGGCGCGTTCCGGTGATACTGTGCGAATGCCGTGTTGTGCTGCGATATAAAAAAGCGAGCGAATTGATACGCGTTTAGAGGAATTTCTACCGCGTAAGAGGGAGTCGTACTTTTTGTTGGTTGTGTTTTCGTTGTACTCCGGGTGGTTTTGGGAAAGGATGTGGTAAAAGTTCCGACCATTTTCGCCGTACTCGTCGGCGATTGCGAAGCCAACTTTTAGCCAATCTTCGTAGGAGGTGGTGATGTCTATGCCGAGGTTTTGGATTTGGCCGATAATGTACTCTACATCGCTGTCTTTGGAGTAGGGTACAAAGTCCGCTTTCTTTTGCGTCTTTGGTGGCTTGATGTCAAAAACAACAGCGTTAAGGTTGATGTATGGTAAGCCGTCATGGGTGATAAACCGGAAGCGGGAAATATTTTTACACGCGGGGTCACAAGTGATGTTATACTCTTTGCGTAGGTAAGCGGAAATTTGTATGTACGCTTCGGCATAGTCGTCTGTTGTGATGCGAAAAACCGCGCATAGGCCATTTCCTGAAACGCTAAAAAACGCTCCTGCCACAAATTGGTCATGGCAAAGTTGCTCCTTGAGAAGTTGTAAATCGCCTGAAAAGTCGTCAATATCCATGCCGATTAAACCGGACTTGGTAATAATTGAATCGTCGCTTTGTCCGGAAAATGTACCGGACAGGCGTACGCCGGGCAGTTTGGTTTTGGCTTCGCGGCGTTCGGCTTTATCGTTTATGGCTTGGATTTGCTCTGCGGCCTCTTGCCATTCTGGGTTAGTTTGGACATTGTCGATAAAATCCTCGAATGTCATGTTGTGCGATGGCTTCGGCGCGCGCACGTTTGGGTAAAAAGATAGGTTGAAGTTCATGGTTTTGCGACTTAAAGAGTAGAGAAAAGGGTAGGGGCTTCGGCTTCGAGTTTGCTTTTGGCATACCCCAGCGTTTTGATTTCCTCAAAGGTATTAAAATCGGTTTCAATCCAATTTTGGGCTTTTACAAAAAACTCTTTTTTGATTTCAAAACCATATCCTTTTCGGTTTTTTCGCTGCGCTGCAATTAATGTGCTTCCGCTTCCTGCGCATGGGTCAATAACCACGTCTCCATCATCCGTGAAAATTTCAATAAGCCTTTCCAAAAGTTCAACGGGCTTTTGGGTTGGGTGTAGTTTTTCGCTTTCGTTATCGCGCGGCCAGTCCATGCAGTTAAAAATCATTTTGCCATTATTTCTAAACTTTGGCAATTTGTCCCTGTAAAGTATTAAGCCATATTCGCAGTTTCCTACCACCTTCATGTTAGCCTTTAAAACTTGTGCCGAAAAGTTTTTTCGGAAAACGAGGTTGATGTAGTTGTTTAGGCCGTAACGCTTGGCAAGTTCTATGAGGTACATTTGCTGGTCAAACGCACAAAAAACAATCATACATGGTGCGCTGCTTTTTTCTTTAGGTTCTTTTTTCAGCATGGTTGAGCAAAAGTGCATGAATTCTGCTGGCCTAAAGTTTTCATCGGTGTCAAAAAAAGACGTTCCTGCGAGTTCGCTTTCGCCGTTTGAATTGTCCCCGTCTTTATACCATGCCGGATTTGATGCGTAGGCATTATTTCCGAGGTTGTAAGGAATGTCTGCAATAATTAGCTGGGCTTTAGGGATTTGATAGCCCTTAAAGTTTTGAAAATGGTCGCGAAAAATTTGTGATTTCATGGTGTTTCGGTTTTTGGTTTAATCATTAATAATCTTTGCACTTCCCTTCCAAGGGATGTTTTTCTGCGTCCGCCATACCCAACCTGCGGAATAACCGCGCATGGTAGCCAACTGCTGCAAAGCCTTGCGGTATTCGGCGGGGTTTTGCGCTACTGCTGCAAGCCTGTGGGCTGCTGCTTCGGGTCGCATTTGGGCGGTGGCGGAGTTGCAAATTTCGACAAATTCTAATACACTTGGGCGGTGGTCTAAAGAAACAAGTTCAGTTTCTTCTGCGTTGCCTGTATGTCGTGGAAAAACCCAGCCGCAAGCGGTGCAAACTTTGGCTTGGATGGGGTTGATAATAAAGCAGGATTTGCAAACCTTCATGGGTGCGACGCCTTCGCTTACACTTGGTGGCGTGCCGTCAAGGTTAAACTCTACGGGGGATTCCCAACGCCCATGTCGCAGGACGTTTCCCCCAAAATCCAAAACCCAAAAGCCTGTTTTGCCTGGCGCGGAACGGCCACCCCTGCCCACCATTTGCATATAGAGGGCCCTTGACAAAGTAGCGCGGTTAAGTATGACACATTGAATATCGGGAAGGTCGTACCCTTCGGTAAATAAAGCCACATTGCATAGGATTTGGATTTGGCTTTTGCGGAATAAATCTAACAGCCTTGCCCTTTCCTTTGGCGGCGTTTCCGCGTCCACGTGCGCAGCGATGTAGCCAGCAGCTGCAAATTCATTTACTAACTTTTGGCTTTGCTCTACGCTTGACGAAAACGCTATTGCTTTGGCCTCTGGACACATTTGCGTGAAGTTTCGCACTACTCCCGCAAATACCTTTGCCTTATCCCACATGGCGGCCATTTGTCGCGGGTCGAAATCGCGGCCAGATTTTTTTAGTTCGGTAAAGTTTAGTTGCGATGGTACGCGGTACATGGGCGGTGATAGCCTACCAATGTCGATTAGGTGTTGGGTTGCCGGCCCTTCAACAATAGTGTCGTAGATTTCGCCTAAGCCCTGCGCGTCCAAGCGGTACGGCGTGGCGGTTAATCCCAGCACATAGGCTTTTGGGTAGGCTTCGATTAGCTTCTTGTAGGTTTCCGCTATGCTTAGGTGCGCTTCGTCTATAACGATGAAGTCTGGTCGTTTGATGCGTCCGCCGGATCTGTTCCACTTTTGTATGCTTGTGCAAATTTCGGGGGGTGCGCCTACGTTTGCGAGTGAGGCGCGCGCTTGGTCAAGTAGTTCGTTCCGGTGTGCCACCCACATAAGGGCGCGACCTTTTTCGGCTGCTGCCTTAACCATTGTGGCGGCGGTGTATGTTTTGCCGCTTCCGGTTGGCATGGTTAGTATAACGCGTCGGTGGTTTAAAAAGGCGGCGCGGGTGTCGCTAACCGCCTTGTGCTGGTAGTCGAAAAGCATTAGCCGCGCTGATAGGTTTCAATTTCCGGAAACTTCACCGCGTGTTGGCAGATGTCGGCCAGTTTGCAAGATTTGCAATTTTTCCACGTTGGTGTTGGGGCAAAGTCGCTGTCGGCTATGGCTTCGCGCACCGCCGCAAACCGCGCGTGCATGTCGTCAAGGTCAGCTTGTGTGAGTAAAACCTGAACCAAACGCAGCCATGTTTTACCAACAATGAGGTAGTAAAAACGGCGGTATGGTTGGCCCATTGCCCAAACGTAGGTGGCGGGTTGGAGCAGGTCGATTTTGTCCATATCGCCCCACCCGTGCCACTTGTCATCTTCTTTGGTTTCGGTGAATTTGATGTCAATAATGGCGGGTTTGCCGTCTACTTCGCTTTCGGCGTCAATGTGTCCGGTGATGCCGTCTTTAATGAATACGCTGCCGTTTCGTAGCACTATCCCGTGGTGATCCAAAAACGCCTTGGTAGCTTCCACGCGTTCATCAATCATGCGTTCATCTGCCGAAGGCCCACCATTTTTAAGTTTAGGAAGTTCGGGTGTTTGTCCGTGTAGGGTTTTTTGTCCGGTGAGTTTGTACTCGAAAACTTGGCCAAGTAACTGCGCATCGCTTGGCGGCGTTTCGTTGCCGTCAATGTAAATCAACTTCCAATAGTATTTGCACGCTGGGGAGTCGTAATGGTTTACGCCTTGTGGGGCTGTTTGGGTAGCCGCTTCCCAAGTCTTAACGGCGGATTGTGATAGGTTCATGGTTGTGGGGTATTACGCATTAATAGGCCCTTCAATTATCTCCTTCACGCGCTTGTCGGGTGCGTGTCCGTGTTTAAATTCGCGGTTGAGGTTTCGCCCGAAGATATTGCCTAACGATTTCACGGCGTTTTTGAATGCCTCCGCCTTGGCAATAGGTACGATTTTTTCAATACCCTTGGCGTTGATTTTGGTAAAGTCGGTAGGGTGCGCACCTTTTTCCATTTCAAAGGCCTTGGCCCCAATGCCGTCGCGCACCAACCAAAGGTTTGCCACCCAGTTGTAAACCGATAAGCGTACGGATACCACATAGCCATTGGCCACTTGTTGCTGGTTTACGATTTCAAGTTTCCATAAGCCTCTGAAGATTTGGTCAAGTTTTGCCTCAATGTAGCCAATGGGCAAATATTCGGCGTTGTTGGCGTATTTATTGGTCTTAATAAACCGCTTGTCAGGTTGTTCACCCAGCATGGTTAAAAGTTCATCGAGTTGCTGCATGGCTTGTGTTGCGGCGGCAGCGTCTGGTAGTTTTTGGATTTCGGTGGTGTTCATAATTCAACTTGTGTTTTGGTTTGTAGCGTTGTTTTTCCGTAAATAAATTCCAGCATTTCAGGTATTTGGCAGTTCAGCATATTGGCCGTAAAGTGTAGGAATGCGTAAGAGTAAGCAGGGCCAACCATGCTGGTGTCATTCACCCAATTATAGAGGGTTTTGCGGGATATTCCAAAGCGTTCGGTGTATTGCTTGTGGTGTCGTAAAATATGCGCTTTAGTGCCGGCTTTGAGGGTCATGGCGGTAAAATGCGCGGTGCGTGTTGTAACTTGGTTCATAGGTTAAGGCTCTTAAAAAGTTCTTTTTTGTCTTGTGGTAGGCGGCGGATAAGCTCCATGATGAACAGGGTGGTGTCCATTTCTTGTTCATCCACGAATGAAACGGCGTGGTAAGCTGTTTGGACAAACTTCATGGCGGTGTCGGCTTCAAGGCCACTACCTTTGGATAGGCAAATGTTAAGGTTAATCTCCTTGGTTTCTACTTCAAGGTTGATGCCGTCGAATGGGTTAATTCTGATGTTCATGGTTTTATACTTGAGATGTTTTTCTACTTGTTTCAATGAGTGTTAAATTGTGAGTATCCCATATAGAATAGTAATCACGTTCATGCAATGGCTCACGCTTCGCTAAAAAATTTTTAGCATCTTCAATAGTTTTAAATGCTCCAACTACGTCGTGAAGCCCGCCCGATTCTTCATATACGCTTTCAATAAATAACAAGTACCTCTTAGTGTTCATCGTTGTTCGGTTTGTTTAGTTAAACATTGTTTGTCGGCGTAGCCTGCCGCCACGTTGAGGGCAATTAGTGCAAAAACTGCAAGAATTGCGATTAGTGCTTTTTTGGTGTTGTTCATAAGACAAAAGTAAGCCCCATTGTAATATCTTACAATAGGGCTGCACCGCTTAATTCTTAAAAAGTGTTAAAATGCGCTGCGCTTACGGCATAATCGAATAAACTCCCCAGCTGTCGAATGTTACGCGCGTGTACCAAGATGACCTGAACGACGCTTTATTTACGCGTCCGGCGTTCCATTGCAAGGGTATAGCCTGCACATCGCCGGGCATAATAACTGAAATGTGTCCGCTTTGTCTGCGGTTTTTGTTTCGGGCCACAATGATAGCGAAGCCGCCTTTATTCACGATTTCCTGCGCTTCTATAATATCGGTACGCCCCCAGCCAAATGACCTACCATGCGAAAAAAACCAATCATGCAGCGCGTTTGCGTTCATTTCCACGCAGTTTTTGCCGTAAATCGCGGCGGTGTCTTTGCGCGTCATCGCTTCAATAGTCCACCAAACGCGCGGTATGTAGTGCCCTGCGAGTGTAGCGAAGTCGTGCGCGGCTACGTTGCAAAACGTGCTTGTCTTGGTAGGTGCATATCGCGGGGTTTTTTCCACGTCTAAAAATAAGGCGATTTGGGCGTGGCTTTGTTTTGCATCCGCAAAAGAGTGTGCGCGCTGCATCGATGTTGCCGCTGTGATTCGCGGCGATAGGTAGCATCGGTTCATATAGTGTGTGTTTAGTTACGGAATATATGTCGCTGCCCTAACTGCTGGCCGACAAGCGAAACAGATATCATTTGGCAGTACAAGGTTCGTAAAAACGCTGCCAACGGCCTCATTATAAAGTTCGGCATACATATCGCGCTGCTCCACGACATCTTCGCGATTTACGCTCGTGAAGGAGTTAAGACGCTTGGAAAACAAAGCCTCATTCAGCACCTCCACCAAAGCCGCGTAAACCATAGCGCGTTTAAGCCTGTGGGCGTATTGGCACAGCACCGCCTCATAGTCGCAGGATAGCGCATAAGTTGCCGAAACGCCGTTAATATGTCCGAGGCTTGTAGCCGTTGCATCCGTATAAGGCCCACCCGTTGTAAACGCGGTAGTTTGCGCGTAGACGTTTTTTCCGGCTGCCTCCCATTTCGTGCCACATTCACGACATCCGCCGTAGGTGATAGCACCATCGTAGCTGCCATTGTTGGCTGGTGCAAGTATAGCTATGTCCATAGCTTGCCCCATGCTGCGCACGGCAAGGTTCGCCTCAATGGTGGCATAGCCTCCAGCCACACTTGTGAATGGGTAAGTAGCTAAAATAGCCCCCTGCAACAAGTCCACGACAATGATAGACGAAGACACCGCCACAGGCCAAAACACCTTAATCTGGTCAATGTTTAGCTGCGTGAATGCAGATCCATTTGCGGTTACACGAATGCCCGCGTGCTTTCCTGCGCTTGCAGGGCGGATGCGCTTGCCGTCTTGATACATCCCAATGTTGCCCCTTCCAATAATGGATGGCGCGCTAATTTTGGATGTAATCGCCTGCCGCCAGTCATCCTCAAGGCGCATGGCAGCACGAAGCGCGGCGGCGTTAAATACATCCGCGGTGTTTGGCTTTTCGTCCGTGGTTAGGTAGCCTAACAGCGAACTATTCCACCCGGGCATATCGTTAATGTACAGCTTGCCAGCTACCCGCGTTCCGCATTCGTCAAGTCCTATAAGTTCCGTAAGGCAGTTCATCGTCCGCAGGTGCTACATGGTTTGGCAGGGCGTGGCTTGGTAACTGTTGTAGGGGTGTAAGTTTTTTTCGTGGCCATGATTTCAGGATTACTTTGCTAAGGTACAAAAAAAATAGGGGCAGCCGAAGCCACCCCCATTTAAACCGAACACACACGATTTTTAGATAACCTCGAATTTCAATAGGCCGTTTACACCTTCCATGCGGTCGCCCACTTGGAACATATCGTTAGGCAAGAAAGCAGTGTCGAAGTTCAAAGCTAAACCGAAGTTCCACTGGCGGCTGCTGCCTGAACAAGCATATTCAGCGTAGTAGTCAAACATGATAGGAAGTTCGGGGTGCATAATAACGCCTTGTTTAAGTGCGTTGTCGTCAATTACCCGTGGGTTTCCGTCAGCACCTGCGAACTCGTTGAAGGACAACAACTGAATTGAACCTGGCATCATACCAAGGAAAAACTCTTTACCACCCAAAGCTGTAGCCATTTTGCGGCTGTAGCCATAGTTGATTCCAGCGTTTTGACGTAGGATTTCAGGTTGTACGCCAAGGTCGTTGTCGCTTGTGGAGGCTTGAAGCGCGTTGGCATATTTCCAAACGTCTTCTCCGCCTAAAGCAACGATAGGGCCGTTGTACTCGTTGGCGGTGAACTCATACTTCACGACATTGGAAAGGTCGTAAGAGATAGTTCCGTTGGTGTTGAAAGCAGTACCTTGCTTCAATGGTGAAGTACCAGCAGGGTTACCAGCATCCACGTCCGAAGCGAAGAAACCAAGGTTAAGTGCGATTTGCGCAGCCACGTAGGTTTCGGCGCGCTCCAAAAGCACGTTCATGTTCTTGAGGATTTGGCGCGCTATGTAGTCTTGGTCAGCCTCACAACGCTCTTCCAAGGTTTGCATATCCACACTCCACTTGATGTTGAAACCATCTGAAGGTGCTACGTCATAAGTTTTGGAAAGTTCGCCGGAAGTGCTACCACCACCACAAACGATACGTCCACCGCTATCCACGATAGACTCCAAGAAACGCTGCTCATAGATAACTTCTACGGCGCGGCGTTTGCCATTGTTAGACACGATGCGCTGAATGGTATCGCGGCGGTTGATTTCGGACAACAACACCTGCATAAGGGTTGTTTGGTCGGCCCTAAGGTTGTTATAGGCCCATGCGGATGCCAGTGATTCTTGCACTGCATTACACGCAATTAAAGTAGATGCGTATGACATTGATTTGGAATTTAAAATTTTACGGATTGCGTACTTGGGTGCGGTCGCCACCGCCATGCGTATTTGGGCGCGGTCGCCACCGCCGCTACAAATATAGTTAAAAAATGTTAAATCCAAGTTTAGGTGCAAAAAAAAGCCTCCGGTTAGGGAGGCTTGGTAAAGGTTGGGTGTGTTGGGTTAATTTTGATATTCAATGTCTGAAAGAAATTCAATGATTTCTTTTTTAGCTTGATTCCAATTTGTAACGCCCCAAATTTGTTTTTGAATAAATACAGCTTCGCGTGTTTCAACTTCAAAATAGCTATTCATGTTGCTTCCAGATGCTGGCACATTAACTAATGAAAGGTTGTGCATATCGTTGCTATCATTTCTTGAGTGATTTCTTGAATGATTTTTGTTCATTCTAAATTTCACATCCATACCCATATAATCAACTTTAAGATATTCGTGTCCGAAGGTGTAGGCTTCTTTGGCTGTTTTTAGAATTTCTTGAACTGTCATGGCTGCTGCGTTTTGATATGTCAAAGGTACAGCGATTGTAACATTTTACAATACCCTAAAAGTTAAAAAGTGTTAAAACAAAAAAGCCTCCCGAAGGAGGCTGTAAAATATGGCATAGGTTTACGCCTTAGGCTTCAACTTTTCCGCAAACGCCAGCCGCTCTGCTCGCTTGGCCGCGTGCTTGTCTGCGGGGTCAATGGTTACGCGCTGGCCTCCGGCAGCCTGCTGCACTTCTTTCCATAGCTTAGCAGCTTTGGCCTCCTGCTGGAAGATTTGGTCGGCCGTTGCATGGGATGTGCCAATCTTAACGATGTTGCCGTCTTTGTCGTACGCCATAAGTTTTCCAGCTTCCTCTTTAAAATCGTACTTGGCGGAAATTTCAATGTACAGCCCTTTCTTAGCGTACTCGTTGGCCTGCTCGCTCCAATTGATCCGGTTATATGTTTCGGTGATTTTAGCGTTTAGCCGCTCTTTGCCAAGTTCCTCTAACGCTTTTTCGCGCGCGGTTGCCGCTTCAGTCTTGTACGCTTCGGCGGCAGCGTTGGCCTGCTCCAATAGCCCTGCAAGGTCATCCGCTTTCTTTTGAAGTTTAGCGATTTCCGCCGCGCTTGCACCATCCTTTTTTGCGGCATCCACCAAGGCGGCCATGTCGGCAAATTTGGCGGCTAACTTTTCTGCCATTTGCTCACCTTTAAGCCCTTTGGCGTCTTCGCCCAACAATGGTTTTAACTTGGTTTCCATTGTGCCCATAGCTTTCCCGAACGCGGCATCTACCTCTTTTTTGTGGAGGCTAACATCCACGTATTTTTCGCCCAGCTTGGTGGTCAATAAATCCGCGCTTAGAGTTTCGCCCTCGGCTAATTCAATACCAAGGGTTTTTAAGATTTCGGTTGTTTCCATTATTCGGCTGTGTTGGTTTGGTCGTAGCCTTGCGGCTCAATGATTTCCTGTTGGACTTTGGCTTTGCCTTTTTTTGTTTCGGCTGCTTCTGCAATTTTGCGAAGGCGTGCGATTTCGGCTTCCTTCTCCATAAGTTCAAGTTGCAGTTCCGCTTCGCGTGAAACGCCGCCACGTCTGCCGTCCTCGATGCTTTGGATGGTTGCAGGGTCAAAGCCATAGGGCGCATAATTGCCAGCCTCGTAATCGGCTTTAATCATGTAGCCGTTTCGGCCAAAATCCGCCAGCCATTTGTTAAAGGGCTGCGAACCTACTTGTTTTAACTCCATGTGAGAGAAGGTTTTTTCGCTTCCGAAGTCGCGGGGCCTAAGCCGCTCGGTTGGCCTTAAGGATTTCCGGTGTGCCACCCGTACCAAAATAACGCTTGGTGTGTTCATATATGTGTATTAAAGGTTACTAAAAAAGATTTGCCGTAATGTTCGGCGTTGGCCTTGCTGCCTCTATTTCGGCGTTATCCACTTGTGCCAATGCCAATAGTACCGCCCTTTTAGCCGTGGTGTCAAGTTCATCAAACCCCTCATCTTCGATTCGCGCTTGTTCCAAATAGGTTGTAAAATTTTGGTGCAGTAGTGCCTCCGGCGTGGATATAGTTACACCAAGCCCTGCGCGGACTTGCAGCGCGTCCATGTACCACAGCTTGTCGATTGCCATTTGCAATTCAATGTCGGACATGGTTACTTTATCTGAACCAAACCGCGTTTCAACCGCCTCCAAGGTTAATGCCTTTTGGTAAGTAGCAGGCAGTCCCTCTTTTTTAGCCGTGGCAATTTCGGCGGTAATGCTTTCCGGTGTACGGAAGTTAAATGTCTTGGGATATGATATTTCTACCTGTGCAAAATCCGACCCAAAACGCATAAAGCCAATGGCTTCAATTGCAAAACCTAACAATCCAAACAACTCCCGCGCAAATCCCGACATGAATGTCTGCCACTCTTCTTTTTCAAGTTGCTTTCCTGTTGCCGTTTCGCTGGTGGCCTTGTCGGTGTCGAAAAACATCGAAAACGCTTTGTTCCGGTGTTTCTCAATTCGCTGGTCAAGGTATTCCAAAATAGTAGGGTCAGGTGCAACGAATTTTAAAGGGTCTGTTGGCAGTTCGGTTGGCCCTGCGCCGGGCCTTGGGTCGCGCGCCAGCACCTCAATGACGGATGTTGGCCCTAATGATTTTTTGCCACTTCCTTTGCAGGAAGGGCACGATACATTGGTTTTTTCGAGAGGCGACCAAACACTACCACCGCTGCAAGCATTTCCCTGCCCGTCATTATAATCGCAAGGGTCTACCACCATAATCCTTACAGGAAAGGCTTGAGTGTGGATAGACACCTGCGCAGTAGAGTTAATGCGTATGACTTCGTTTAAATCCGGTATAGCGGATGCAAACGCAGATTCATAAACTACTTCGCCACCAATAATCTTAGACGGGCCTTTTAGTTTGGTGCAAGGTAGCCAGCCCCAGCCGTGAACGTATGCGGGCAAAAATTCATAAACCGGGTTTTTCTTTTCGTCTTCGCCTACTTGCACAATGTCCATAATCATGTTAGTGTCGAAATAGCGAAATCTTAGCCCGTCATGCTTTTCGTTTTTGAGGGTGTCTTGGTAGTGTTCATCCATGCTAACCAAAACCAAAGCATGGCTGCGCTCTTTGAAGTAAATCGTTTGATATTCCTCGTAGATGCGGACAACTGGAGAAACTGCCTCGGTGTCGTCAATATACAACACACTTCCGGTTTCAACATCCCGCAAATACGTAAGCCCCTCCGGCTCAACCACCATTAACTTGTTTGGATAGTTGATTTTTTCTTCACGGACAATATCCATGAAAAACGCCTCTACACTTTGGTAGATGGGGTAGTCCTCGTAAAAGTATTTTTTTTGGTCAGGATTTGACCACTTAATGTTGTAGTTCTGCTTGTTTCCTACGGCCTTGGTTTTGTTAAGCGCACGCCCCCAATCGCTGTTGGTAACCGATTCGTAAAGGTGCATTTGATACTCCCATTCCTTCTCGTCTTGGTTGGGTGCTTTGGACTTTAGTATGCCATACGGGAAATAGTCTGCCTCCGCGTGGGGTGCGACCTTTTCGTGTTCCAAAATAGCTGCCTTATACCCTTCGGAAAAATCGGGCAAAGCTGCAATCCATTGACTGGTTTTGAACTTGGGGTCATAGGTTTGCGGACGCGCCCACGCCTTAGATGCTTTCCACTTTTTTATTTTGGAAGTGGCAGCAGCCACCAATGAAACGACATCCATGTTATGCTTTTTTGATTTCTTGAACTTGGCCAACGACTGACTTCACGCGCTTAATGATTAGCTTAAACCGCTCCCACAAAGATACGCCATAAACTGCCTCGAAATTTTCGTCTATTGACTTCGCTTCAATGCTGCAAAGTATAAGCCCCATTGCTTTGGTCAGGACATACGGCGTAGGAATGAAGCCTATAAGCACTTCGTTGAACATAGCCTTGTCCAACAAGAAAAAAACCAACACGCTCCCGCAATAAACGAGGTTTTTCGTGGCTACGCGTGCCAACTTTGCCGACTTAATCGACCGCCAGCCATGTAGTTTTATGGATTTTAGGATGCCAGTTAGCGTGTCAAGGGCTATAAATCCCCCAACTGCAAGCAAAACGGGTGCAACAGGTGCGAAAAACGCTATAAGGAAAGCCGAAGCAGTGGCCATTGTTTTCATAATTACAAAGTTAATAAATAATTTGACCCTGATTTATCTCAAAGTTATACACTTGGAAGGTTTTGTCAGGGTTTACCTCCACGATTGCCGCGCCATGCTTCCATTTTGTGAAGGCAAATGGGCGGTATTTTGGCGTAAGGTCGCATAGGCATCCAGTAGAATAGCAGCGGGTTTCTTCACCCATGATGTTTGCCTCACCATGCTGGCTTCTTTGGTGGTAGTGGCCGGACAAAATCGAAGATTTAGCCCGCAAAAATAAACCGCGTGCAGGGTTTACCGGAGAAAACAGGGTTTCACCAAATTCATGCCCATGTATAACTGTCAAATTGCCAAACTGCGCACGCGTGCCGGATGCAATTAGTTCAATCCCAAGGTCATTTAATCCCAGCACATTTTCAAGTTTGAGCGCGTCAAGTTTAGCGAACTCCGGCGCATCCCGCATAATCTTTTTTTGCCACCTATCCTCGTGGTTTCCTAATTTATAGAAAACAGGCAGTCCAATACCAGCCAGCCCTTGCAAAAATTCGCGCACCATGTCTATTTCATCGTGCAGCCTGATAGCATCCGGCTCTTTGTCCCAACGTGAAATATCCTTAAAGTCCACAATATCGCCGTTGAGGTAAATAGCATCCACACCCTGTTGCATCCCGTAGTCTAACGCGGCCATTACGGCGTCGTAAACGTGGTATGGTATATGTATGTCCGACAAGATTAAAACCTTGTTTAGATGCGGCGGCAGATACCAAATTGAGGGCGTGTCGTTTTCCTCGCCTTTGGCTAAGTAGTCGGCCATGTACTCGCTGACCTTCTTTTCCTCTCGCACCCAATATTTTGTTTTAAAATCTCGGCGGTCTAGTTCCCCTGACGCTCCCCTGTATTGCCTAATTCTGTTCCTAACTCTTTCTATTTCGTTTTCGGTTTGCTCGAAGACGTGCGGATTTTCCTGCACTATTTTACGCGCTAAGGTTCGGTTGTTAAAATCTGAAGTCATGGACTTGATGTAGTCCACGACTATTTCCCCTATTTGGCTTTTTGGC